ATTGGGGACATGGCGTTCTTCACCAACCAGCAGCTGCAAATACTCTACCGGACTTGGCAAGGGGAGGAGAAAATGCCACACACTAAGTACGTTAAGGCGGCGCTGTCGAGCATTACACCGGGGGACGAGGCAATCGTGTTTATGAAAAAAGATGACCAAGATGCTGGGAAAAACGTCACAGTGCGAGGCTGGTTCATTGGTAATACGCGAGACTGGGAGAGTTGTAATAAAAGACAAATCGCAAAAAAGACAGCTGACGCAATTGCGAAAGAAGTGCAAAGTAGCACTGACTCGTTCTAAATTACAAAACTTATTACTCAAAAATTACATGAAAAAATGCTCTAAGTTGTTGTTACGATTCTCTAATTACAATATTACATTTATTACTATCTATAAATCTAAATATATTTATATATATATATACACCATCCTATATAGTTTTCGCGATGTTTGTAATCTTTTTTGTAATCCGCCAGAACTGCATAAAAGAGTGTACTCTGGCTCCACCGAGTGTGTATAATGACGACTATGACTGAACTCACAAAGCCTGGGCGTGGTAGACCCTCCACTTATGATCCTGCTCTTTGCGCCAAGATCGAGGGCATGGGAAAGCTGGGCCTTTCACGTTGGCAAATCGCTTCGCGTCTTGAGATTGCGCCTAATAACCTCCGCAACTGGGAAGGCGCACACGAGGATTTTCGAGCAGCCTTAGAAATAGCGCGTCTTGATGCGCTTGATTACTACGAGACTCTCGCGCAAAAGCACATGATCGAGAACCCCGGCGGGCCGAAGCTAAACACAGGTCTGTGGTCTCGGTCCATGGCTGCTAGGTTCCCCGCTGAGTACCGCGAAAACTCCAAAGTCGAAGTCACAGGCAAGAATGACGGAGCCATCGAGGTCGACGTTGTACATGACTTTGCGCAATCACTCGTCACTGATCTCCTAGCTGCAAGGCAAGCCGATGCTGAAGCCGGCGATAGCAAATAGGCTAGCGCAAAAGATCAAGTCGGGGCCGAACCTCAACGCTGCTTCGCCAGAGTGGCAGGCGGCACTCAAAGCCCGCATCAAATGGTTATCCATTGCCAACAACCATCAAATCACTCCAAGTGGTGACTGGTGGTCGATTTGGTTGCTCCTAGCTGGGCGCGGCGCAGGCAAGACACGGTGCGCTGCTGAGTGGCTGTGGTGGGAAGGTTGGTCGCAGCCTAACACGCGTTGGCTCGTATCAGCGCCTACATCCGGCGATGTTCGTGACGTGTGCTTTGAAGGAGACTCAGGACTCCTGTCTGTCATCCCAGATATACTGATCTCCGACTACATCAAGTCGCTACACGAAATCAAGCTCAAGAACGGCACGATCATCAAAGGAATTGCGGCGTCCGAGCCCTCTCGCTTCCGCGGTCCACAGTTCCATGGCGGCTGGCTTGATGAGCTCGCAGCCTGGGACTACCTTGACGATGCATGGGACATGCTGCAATTCGGCATGCGCCTAGGCCAGCACCCCAAGATCATTGCCACCACAACGCCAAAGCCTAAGCCCCTGATCGTGGATCTGGTCAATCGCGATGGGGACGATGTATGCTACACCACAGCATCCACGTACGACAACATCAAGAACCTAGCCCCTACATTCCAGAAGCAGATCTTGCAGTATGAAGGCACGACCCTCGGCCGCCAAGAGATTTACGCCGAGATCATCGACCCAGAAGAGGCGGGCATCATCAAGCGTAACTGGTTCAAGCTGTGGCCGCATGACAAGCCCTTGCCCAGGTTTCAGTATGTCGTGCAAAGCTACGACTGCGCCACGTCAGACAAGACTAAGAACGACCCCACCGCGTGCGTTGTCTTTGGCGTCTTCAAGCCTAATGACGACAAGCCCATGTCGGCGATGGTCATTGACTGCTGGGAGGAGCACCTGCAATACCCAGACCTGAGACCCAAGGTCATTGAGGAAGCGTCCAGCATCTACGGCGATGACAACGAGTTTGGCTCAGGCAAGAAGGTCGACATGATACTGATCGAGGACAAGTCGGCAGGCATCTCTCTTGTGCAAGATCTGCAGCGCGGTGGCCTACCTGTGAGGAGCTACAACCCGGGCTCTGCCGACAAGATGATGCGGCTCAATCTGGTGGCGCCTATCATCCAACGTGGCCGCATCTACATACCTGAGTCGACCACGGTACCGGGTGCCCCAAGGTCATGGGTTGAGCCGCTGCTTAACCAGCTCTGCGCCTTCCCAGAAGTCAGGCATGACGACCTTGTAGACGCAACATCACAGGCCCTCAGACTTTTGCGAGACTTAGGGTTCCTGAACATTGATCCGGTATACAATCCGGATGACTCATACGACGAGGACCGCCGACCGCGGATCAACCCATATGCCCTCTGAGAACGACTTTGCACGTATTAGAGCTGAGATGCTCATGCAGCAAGCCGAGTCACCGTCATATGACGATGGCGCCAGTCTCCTAATGCGAGACCCCGCCATGATGGAGGTTGGCCTCTTTGGCCGTCGGCCGCCTAAGCCCGTGGCGCCGCCTGTTGATCTGGGACGACGCGGCATCCTCGGACTTGGGCAACCGGCACCTGAGAATCTGCCTGCTGTGAGGGCTGCAGACATACCATTGCCACCCTCATCCATGCTGCCTACGCCTATGTCTACGCCTGGTGCAATGCAACCGGCACGGCCACCTGTACAGCAACCTGCATTCCCCCATACACCTACGCCTTTAGAGGCATTGGCACAAAAGGCTGTCAACACGCCTATGTCACGTCGTGAGGTGCTACAACGTGCTGGTCAAGTGGCAGTCAATCAGATGCTACCCACGCCTAAGATTGCGGATGTCGTGCCTGAGTTTGTGGCGCCATTGGCACAAGCAGCTAAGGCTGCGCAATCAGCGTTCACGCCTAATCCTGCAATTGACAATGTGCTGCGCTCTGCTTTAATAAACGTGTTTGAAGATGCAATAGGCAGTGAGCCTTTTGCAGCAGCAACATCAGCATACAACCTTATGCGTGCTGCATTGGCGGATCGCGTTGACAAAAAAGAACTGTCCAAGTACGACAAGATCAACAAGCGTTTAAAGCGTTACTATGATGAAGACAACTATGGAGATAGCGCGTACAGCGCTGCTGAGCAAATTGAGCAGTTTATCAAAGATAAAGTGCAGCTGCTAAACCCAAGTGAAATACGTGACGTGCATGACAACATGATTACGCATGATGACCTGCAGCTTCTACTCGAGAATAGCACACGCTACGACCCGGACCTAGGTAAAGTAGTGCCTGATAATGCGCGCACCAAAGACTTACAGCACTACACTAATGAGTTAACGCCAGACGAGTTAGAGCAATACTTGGACGCGCATTGGAATGCTGAAGGGCGCGCTGCGTATCAAAAGGCACACCCGAACTGGTCGCCTAAAGACAAAGACTAACAAAGGCTACTAGACATGGCAACTAACGAATGGGACGACAACACTAAGCCACTACCCGGCCCGTTACCTAAGCCTGCACGTGTCCCACCCCTCTCAACTCTGTATGACAAAGCTACCACAGGCACGGCCGCTGCTACCGACGTAGCACGTACATTGATTGGTGGCCCTGCAGCATTCCTGGGCGGCGCATGGCAGTCTCCCCTACAAGCTTTAAGTGCAGGCCCAGGCTACTTGTATCGCAAGTATGCAGAGGACGACCAACAAGGCGCAGACGCGTACTGGAACCAAAGCGTCAAGCCTGTGCAAGAGAACATGTACACCATGTACAAGAGGCTTGCAGAGCCTAGCACCAAGCAAGGCAAGCAGTTTGAGAAAGACGTAGCATACGCATTTGAAGCGTCCAAGCTACCCCCTATATTCCCAGGTCTGACGTCAGGAATCCCAATCCGTGGAATTACCCCTACGGACGTTCGCGTCATGGGCGCTGAGGCCAAGCGCATAGGCACACAAGTACGCGACATCCCCACCGATTTCAAGAACGCACAAGCAGGCCTCACAAAGATTGACCCAGTTACAGGCGAGTCTACGCTTGGCGCCAAGTTGCAAGGCACAGCTGAGTCTGTAGGCGGCACACTTGAGCGCCAAGCAGCTGCGCGCACAGCACGCACTGACACGTCGAGTGTGCCGCCTTTGTCTGCTGCGGCGTCTGCATTGATGCCTGACACAAGCATGAATGTCATGCGGCCTGTAGACTCAAGGATTTTACGCGCCAACCCACCTAAAGGCGCCGCGCGCTTAGACATACCAACTTCTACAATAGGAAGTCGTGGGGACATTAGCAGATTAGACCCACTTTCTACTGAGCTTAATAAGCACACGCTCTCGTATGATGAGATGATGAAGCCGCACCCGCTGCTTAGCACATACATGGCGCAATACGCACGTGACAATAATGCAGTGCATGACGTAGGTATCGAGACTGCACTTGCGCAACGCGCCCTTGAGAAATACCCAGACGCGCCTAACCCAAGTCAAGCCATTCAGGCATTAGAAGCGTTTCATGGCGGGAGCATGTCAGAAGGCATGGCTAAAGAGCACATGGCAGCTGCTGATGAGTACGCCAAATCACCTCTTGCTGCGGCAGTTGCCACACAGCCAGGCGTAACGCCTATCCCTACTAGTGATGAGTTCCTACGTCGCTATGAGGCATCTGAAAAGTGGCGCACCAACAACTTCCCCAATTTCGTAACCAAGTATCTTGGCACAGAAGCTGACCCAGCGCTTTCTTTAGCGTCACAAGGCTTTACATTTGATGACCCAGATCATGTCTTGACAATGGGTGAGAACTCTGCAAGGACAGCAGCAAAGAATCGCGCAGCAGGCGGCATGCCTGAAAAGACAGCACTACAAACAACGCTTGACGCAAAAGAGGCTGAGCTTGCGCAAAAGCGACAAGAGTGGAGCAATATGGTGGATACGCGTGAAGCACGCGCATTTAGTGACGCCAACATTAAGCCATTGCAAAAAGAGATTAAGAATTTGCAGCTTGGCGCTGCGTATGAGAACATGGCTGATGCTGCTGTAGTACCTACTAAAGTGCAGCCTATGCTTGGCGAACTGGATTACAGCGCCACGCAGTTCTTCCCAAGTCTGACAGGTGAATCTAACCCTGAAGCAATAGTGTACAAGATGGAGAAGGCTGCCATTGCGCGGCTTGGGTTTGATGACATCGTTGATCAGATGCACCAGGATATTCTCAATGGCAAGTATGAACCGGACAAAGTCAAGAACATCAGCGTTGACAGGTACATTAGAGAGAATGCTGTAGCACGGCAAAAGGCAGATGCCACTGCACAAGCATTGCAACAAGCGTATATTGACGCAGTCACTACGCGCTTTTCTGAAATGGTAAAAAACTTACCTGCTGACGCTCTCAAATACGAGAATGCGGTTGTTCTTGAGACAACGAAAAATACGCCTCTTAACGAAGCTAAGCAGCGTGCAAGCGATGATTGCGGCGTCTTGGACAACTGCATTGGCAAAGGCAGCGACGCATCACAATCAGGCAAGCAGCCAAAGCACCCGTTTACTGGCTTATCAGGCGCACACTATGAGCCTGTCTTTTTGCTTGATCAGCCCGGTGTGCGCAACCCTAAAGCAGCGAAAGACTCGTCAACGTTTATCGATCGCGTTTACTCAGGCGAGAACATACTCGGGCATGTGCGTGATGAAATTACCGGCTTTCCAGTTGCCAATATTGAGCTTAAGATTCACCGGCGTCGTGACGGCACGCAGGGCTATACGTTAGGCTACGTCTCAGGCCCT